AACGGAATTATCCTAATCCGCTAGCTTGAGGGGAAATATCTACATCACTGCGGGCAATGCCGGCTTTGTGGTTTGCTAAGAAACCACTGGTGATTCGAACACCGTAGACTTCCAGGGCTTTGGCCCTAAGGACCAGTGATTATAAGGCTATACGACTTCCGTTGTTGTAGTCGACAAAGACTATGGTCTTTTGCACCTTTGTAATAACTGGGGGGGGGATGAGACCTCCAAAGGAGAAATCATCAGCGGCTGCTTCCATGATGGTTAAAGGAAACGGCCAGATTTTGGGCCGGTAGTTGGCCGTCGTCCCAGACATGGACGATGTAAATGCCCTGAACCTGATCTCAAGAAAACGACGACAACGAGGGACGACGTATTTCATGAAAGCGATGTACGCAGGTTCTGCCTGGTCCGCATTAGAGATAAGCGAGAAGGGGTACCTGGATGTTGGGGGTACCTGAACCACTAACCCGCTTCCAGCTTCTCCTGACTTCTGTACCATCATGTTTCCTGATAGGTTAGAATTGAATCCATAGGAGTAGTTGGAAGCGGATAGTGTACCGCTGGTTGTATTTGCGTAGTTGTATCCTAAAAGCTCGTCTTCTGGTCGAAAGTAGGGTTGTCGGGGGGGGGTGTCTTCTTCGTTCAGGGTGGTCAGTCTAAAGTCAAAAGTTCCTTGGTCTGTTGGCAATGCAATCTCGTCACCCAGGTTGGTAAATGATGCCCCGTTGATAACGTTCGATGGTCGGGCGGATAAACCGTAAACTCTTGAGCCACGGGCGTAGCAGTACAACCAACTCACATATTTAATCGAAGATTCTAACTCTGTGATCCAGTTGGCCCCGCCGGTGACGGCAGGAGCTATTTGCTTACTATACACGCTTGCGTCTCCGACGCCGTCTCCTGTCCCGTAATAGTCTGGGTCCAGAACTAGCGCTAAATTTGAGTTAGGGGCTACTCCCGACCACGCGCCATCATTGGTGACATTCTGTGGGTATATTTCGTAGGCTGGGGTCAGGCGTCTGATTAACGGACGCAGATTTGTGATTACCTCACCCTGACAAAGCCTCGCCCTTTCCTGGGGGGTGATCTTCTTTGCTGGGATAAAGTTCCTAAATGCGTTCCTCTGGGCAGTGCCAGTGACGTAAGGATCAATTCCAGTGACAGTTAATCCAGAGGGGGCCGATTGGAGAACGAGTTCCTCGCTCTCTTCCGGAATAGGCTCCATCCTAGTTGGGTTGCTCTTCCAGTCAGGGGCTGTCATTGCAGCACCAGTGTACCATTTTTGTGTCATGTCCACCCTAATGGGCGTGAAGGCGGCAGAGGGCTTATAGGCCCCTAGGGTCGGTTCTGCAAAGCAGATGTCTTCTCCTCCTCCTATCCAATTGATGATCGAAACACTGTCAGCTGCTGCTGAGGGTGCAACAAGCTGATTAAGGACAAACACAACGATGGCTCCGTTCATAACCTTGCGGATTCTGTTGCGGGGTCCAGTTCCAGTCGTCTCCGCGTTTACTAATGCAGTATTGTACTGATCATCAATAAAGCAGTTTAAGTAAGGGACATTGTTAAGGTAGGGTACTTCGAAGAGAAGCTCGGAAGAGTCCGAAATGTCCCACACAACAGAGTATTGATTTCCTATCTCTGTTATGTTTAGTGGTGCCAATGGATTGTAGTCTGGAAAATAGGCAACCACTAGACGACCGGCGTGGAAAGGTGTGCTGACGGCTTCCAGTTTATACTTTATGGAACCCGCCCAGTATTTGAACATCGTTGATACAAAACCCAATGGAGTAGTTGTGTAGGAGCCAAATGTGTAGGTGCCTTTTGTACCAACCTCAGTAGAGAGACCTGGATGTACTGGGATCACTGTAACCATCTTGCCAACTGCATCTGCTGTGGTCCAGGACCATTGGTTGAGCGCTACAAGGTTGGAAACGATGTAAGAGATATCCATTTCATCTATTGGATTGTGAAAATAAGACTGAGTTTGGTCAACAGCGTTTTCGCATGACTGAGCCAGCTTAACAACTGGAAGGGCTCCATCGCCATTAGTCCAAGGTGCTCGGTTGTGTGAAGTGATTTTTGTCGGGGCTGAGACGTCGGGGGGTTTGCAAAAGCCAAAGTAGGCAGCTACTTTGGAAGCCAAATTCGAGAAGTGCGCCACGGGATTGGCGACGGAAGCGAGAACTGGGAAATGGCCAAGTAGAGTGGCCACGCGGGAAATCCTAGATAAAGCGGTGGAATAGACATGTTTATTAGCCATCCCAGCTTCAGAGGACTGAAATTGCATGGGTTCTCCATGTGCAAGGTCGGGGCTGTGCACGGCTGCTCCAGATCTGGCTGGTCCAGATGAGTAGGTCTTGGATGTCGGAACCGATAGTTCTGCATCCTCCAACCAAGCCTGGACCGAGACCGTTACACTTCCCGTGGTTGAAGCTGAATTAAGAGGAGACATTACCAGTAGGTGAAGTCTACCTTGCTCCAACTGGCCCATTGGAAGATCGTACTCAGAGACGATTGATGCAAAGGGGATACGCAGTTCCACTGGAGCTGGTTTGGCTGGGTCATAGGAAATCCCATGGAGAGCCGTCATTTGGGGGAGATAGGTCGCATTTACCCTGCGGGAGCCCCTACCTGTGTAGTATGGTTCGTAACACATGTAGAGACGTCCAGCCTGGAACTGCATAGGCGAAGCTTCTATGCGAAACACAGAGGTACAATTCAGGAAAGTGTTATAGTTAATCTTTGCTTGTTTGATTCCCGAATAGTACAATATGTCCGTGGGTACTTTATAGCTCGCCAAATAGGTCCCAGTTGCAGAAGCAGCTGTCCAAGTTAAGTTCTCCATGAAAGTTGGGCGCGAAAGGATAGAACGGATGTCCTCTGCCTCTCGGTCCACGGCTCTCAGGGCCAAATGTTGTGGGCATTTCGTAAAGTTGACGAGATCAGTAACAGAGTCTTCGGCATCAATAAAGTTAGTAATGCCTACAACTCTCTCCACTGCCGAATTTGGCTCACCAGAGTTGGGTTCGCCGACTGTCGAACCGGACTTTTTAGGTTCCGGGACTTTAGTCGAAGCAACCAAACTGAGAACCTTTTGTTTGTCTTCTGCAGGTGTCTTCGCTTCTGGGGGGGTGGGTACGGTGTTTGTGTCTGAAAGTTTTGATGTTGGTGGTGGAGTGGCGGTCGTCTTAGGTAGATGATTTACGACCGTATAGTTCTACCCATCTTTTCTTTAAGCTTCTAGCTTAGCGTTACAAACCCTGGGAAGATGATAAAGACCAAGGAGTGCAGGGTTCTTGAGTTAGAAGTGTTTGGAGAAGTCGTTGATCATTTCCGCTCGCGAAACGAGTGAAAGTGTGACCCTCCCGTCGGTCGCTTTGTAAAGAGCGTCCCTGATTTTCGTTTGCAGGTCCTGGTCCGGTTCTGAAATTGCTAGCTCGCGAAAAGCTGCTTTGCAATTGTCGATGGTCGCCTGGATTGGGTCCGGGCATTTGGTGATCCAGTTGCACATTTCAAGAGAACTGTTCACGTCCAGTGGAGCGCGATAGATGCCGCACATCGGAGTGAATTTTCTCTTGAGAAACGTACATTCTGTGATGGGTCTGGCTTTTGAGGCTTCACCTCCTTTGTCAGCTGGTGTGAACACCATTCCGACTTGCTTAAGAGCAATTCCGATGTTTTCAGAAGTGAAGCCTTCATAGTTTTTTGACACTGAGAAGAGGACGTCGTCTCCGTGTGACACGGAGCGCACATGCTCGAGAAACTCATTGGGGCCAGCATTCGGGTAGAGCACTTTGAATGCGTAGTAGAAGGCCACAAGATTCGACCCGGAGTTGATTTGGGTCGTTCCGAACATGCCTGAAGGCAATGATCCGTTGGTTCTGTAAACCACTCCACGCGCTGAGCGAAAGGGATGGTAGCAGAGTTCTGCCAATCTTTGCCTGATTAGGTCGTCCTCTTGGGTTCCGCCGTTCCTGTTGTACCACGCTCTGATGGCATCGTAAACGGCTTGCAAGAACCCGCTCGGTTGTGAAGTGTCGAAACAGGAGTAGTCTCCGTCATCGACTTGTGTTGAAACTTCGTGCAACCAGTCGGCGATCATTTGCCAATCTGGTCCCGAGCAGTTGGCTCCAGAGGTGCAGGTGTTTCGTATCTCGTTTCTGACAGCGTGGGCCATAAAAGAGCCGTAGTACATCCTTGCAGCCACTAAGAGCTTGAGGGGGGTCGCGGAGAAGAGGCGTGTCTTGATCTTCTGCGGGTTTTTGGGATCGCATTTTGCGAGCTTGACTCGTTCGTCCTTCAGTGTCTCCTTAAAGATGGGAGGGTCCTCCAACACACCGTCCTTGAGTTGGTTAATGAATGTTTCCATCATTTCCCTAAACTCAGGTTTGGGTGTTCTGTCGTCGTTGATCCACTTGCGTTTCCCTTGGGCACCGCTCTCCAAACAAAGTGGCAATCCTGCCGATGTTGAGAGTTCGATTGGTTCCATTCCCGGAATTCCCTCAGCTGAGAGTGCTTGCTCGAGAGAGAGCGTTTCTGCATGTAGCACAGGACCACTAGAGTACCTTGTCAGGACCTCTTGGACTTCGGTCACAAAGTCCTGGGGGACGATGAACGTGGGGTGTTGAAGTTCGTTGATTCCTCGGTCCATCGGATCGAGGTCCGGAGTTGGTCGGAGGATGGACGGCGCCGTGATCGGTGCTGAAACTGCCCCATGGATGATGGACCTGCGGACCTTCGTCTTGGTTGGTTCGAATGGTGTGGGGACCATACCCAAGGGGTCTTTGACTGACGTCACAACTCCACAGGGGGCGAATTGGACCTCGTACTCGAGTTCTTTGTCGAGGTTAGCAAAAACCTCCATGCTTTCCAGCAAATCGACAGTGATGAGGACAGCTTGGCCAGCGCCAAAGCTATTGCCAAGGAAGTGCATACCACAGATCTTTCGCTGACGGGTTGGGTCGATCGCCATGAACGGTGCTCCACAATCTCCCACTACAGTGTTCATGCCTGAGTAGCCAATGGCTGTGCGAGCGGGTACTATGATTCCAGCTTCTTCGCTAGCCCTGTCTATCAGGAAGGGAGAAGGTGCTTGCATGTGAATTGCTTCACCTTCATGCCGTGTGACAATTCTCCCTGCTGGTAGGACTTTGAAGTTAACGTCCGTGTCCAGCATGATGTGTTTCTTCATACACGTGTGGGGTGTCATGGTTTTTGGGAACCTGATGATCACGAGATCCAGATCTGGGTGTTTGATCACCGTGCAGTCAGTCCATCTGAAAGTCATTTCAATCGGATCTCCGTTCTTGGGGTGCTTCACAACGGTGAATCGATCGGTAGTGATTCTCTCCACTGTGTGTTTGTTGCACCAGGCAGTGCGGGAAGTGTAGAAGAAGATCTGGGACGCACGTCCAAGTGCTCCTTCTGCCTTGATGTCCCACATGTTTCCTAGTGCGACTTTTGCGACTCCGTCAGCATTCTGATCAGCGGACCCCTGTAGGTCCAGCTTTTCATAGTGTTGCTTAAGCCAAGCGTCGAAGATGTGGAGGTCCTTATCAGACTTTGCCAATCCGACGATTGAACTTTCGGCACCCATGGAACGCATCAAGCGGTCAGCGCCAATCTGTCTGGCGAGGAGTTTGTACTGTTCCACCATCCCTTGGTAGAGGGTTAGGGGGGTCCAGTTCTTTCTCTTAGCCGCTTCGACTTGCAATTCCGTGAAGGCAACCGCCGCGACGAGGAGCATGTCTTCGACCTCTTGATCTCCATCACCAACACAAACTCGCTTCACGATGTCGGGTCGGACCGCAACAAAATCGAAGGTGTTTTGGAAGTTCTGGATTGTGAGGAGATCGACGGGCTGAATGCCAACTCGTTCGAGGCGTTCTCTCGCCTGCCGGTATCGGGTGGTGACTTCATCGGTCTTGGAGTAAGCTTCCTTTCGCATGTGCATGGTGCGGCCCTTCGTTGGTTTCTGGGCTCCTTTCATGTCACGCGATTCGAGCGTGTGAGTAGCCTTCTTCTCCTTGAGGATCAATGCCACTTCGGCCAAAACTTCCTCGTTTTCTTGGAGGGTTTCGCCTGTCAAGTAGTCATTGACTTTCTCGGTTGTGGTGACCATCTTCATGAAGATCAGAGTGATTGTTGGAATCGCACAGGCCGCGAGAAACAGAAAGTTGAAAACTGTTGTCCCGCCAATAGGGTGCTCCATGAAGTTAATGATGTGCTTCACGACTGTGACGAAGATGCCTCCGAGACGCTTGAGTTGGGTTACCACTTTTGAAGCGATTCTGTGCGCCCAATTATTGATCAAGAGCGCTGCTGGTAAAATACCCTCGGGAGCCAAGTCTTCGATAATCGAGTCCACGAGCCCGTGCAGGATGTTTACCTGCGAGGTGGAACACTTGAAGTGGATTGTCTCTCCAAGGAGGCTCTTGTGGTTGTCCAGTAGGTGGCGCCACTCACGTGGTTTGTTGCGGAAGCCTCGCGAGATCCATTCAGAGGAACGGTCAATGGGAAACGTCATTGGTCCAAAGTTAACAGGTTCAAAACCTGCATCTTCCAGACTGTCGTTGATGAGTTCGAGGCTCCTGAACCAGTCCAGCTTCACCTCTTCTGAGATGTGGCCACAGAATTCGAGACAACGAGGGTCCCACAGGAGTTGCGCTCTCAACAACGAGTAGTCGACAAGTTGGAGAGGGTCCTGTTGACCAGTAATCCAAGACCAAAGACTTTGAAATCCTTGGCGGCATGGTAGTGACGGGTCACAGTACTGGTGGTTTGGTTGTTCGGGGTGGTGTTTGAGTCTCGTGAGCTCGGTGTTGGAAATTGACGAGGGCGCTGAGATGTACGCTATACGTGATGCCACGCACACCGGTGCGACCGGGGAATCCCTGACTTGTCCTTGCTGCGCTCGTTCTTCGAACTTTTGAACCTTTGCTCGGAACTTGGCCCGGAGGATGTTAACCAACTCGTCGTAGGTGGTGGGTCCACACTCTGTGTTCTCCAACATGAGTGCGATTTTTGGGCTACCGTTGACTCGCTCAACTTTGACGTGGACGTCGAATCGGCGCGCTAGGGCTGAAGGAGAGCGGATGCTCTTCACATTCGTGGTGCCAAGTTGACAGAGGTTGGTCGTTGCAACGATAAGTTTGCTTCGGAAGTAGCCTCGTTGTTTGTCTTCGAGGTCCGCCATTGGAATTTTGAAAGGGTTGTCCCCAACTGCTTGAATTAATTCAAGAAATTCAGGGTCTGGGTTTCCTTCCGTGTCCGAAATCTGTCCGAAATCGTCGTAAAGAGTGCAGAACTGACCGCGATAAGCGGACCAGAAGGACTCCTGTGGATTACGGGCGTAGATGTGGTTGGCGATGCCCTCGTTAGGGATGTCTCCCCACTTGATGTGGCCGGCTCCGACGTCGCGTACTAGGTTGTTGACCATGTAGCTTTTCCCTCCGCCCGGCTTGCCTGAGATTAGCAGGCTAACTGGTTCCTGGCGGTGTCCGGCAAGTAGAATACCGGAGGCTGTGACCCTTTTCAACCACGATGTGACCTTTTGGTAATAGGTCGTGATTATCGGTGTGAGGGTCTTCGCCATGCCGAGTCGTGAAGCCTCCAACTGGAGAGCTTTGTACTTGTTTTGAAGTTCAAAGACCTCCTGTTGAAAAGTCCAGTCTGAGTCAAGATCTTGTAGCTTGTCGCGCTCAAATTCCTCGACAGCAGTCACAAAGTCAGTGAACAGTGTGAGGTTTGAGGCAAGAGCTTCGACGTGCCAGTCCTTTCCGGTAATTGTCCGGTAGATGAAGGGGACAAGTTCTTTGATAGACTCAGTCATGATTCGGTGTAGCCCAAGGATGGTCGACATCGTGTAGCCAAGCGAGGCGGTCTTCGTGAAAATACCGATACTCTGTGCCATAGACGTGCCACCCATGAGTACTACTAAGAGTAAAGCGATGGCGGTTGGAACCCAGGTAAATGGGCGGTCGTTGTCGGCTTGGAAAACCATTCGGGCCGGTATTAGTGGCCACGCCAGTGAGGCGAGCGAGGAAACGGACAGTCCAAGGTTCGTGATGATTAGAGTCATGGCTTGACAATTGACGAACGGGCAGGTGGATTTGAGAAGAATCCCAATACCCAACATGATCGAAATGCTCGTGGCAGCCATTGTCTTGACAAAAGTCTTGAAGACGGACGACATGAACTCCGACATACCGAAAGCGCCAAAGATGGCACCGGACGCTGCTCCCACAATAGAGAATTGGTAGTCCATTGCTCTTGAGAGTTTCCTGAGTTTGTAGATCCAGGTTTCGGTCCAAGAGTCGTCGCCTGAGAGGATGAGTTGGAGGGGTTTGCCAAAGTAGTCGACCTCAAGTTTGAGTAACCGCTTCGGTTTCTCAAATAGTGGGAGAGGGCGCTCATTTTGGGCGTAGATGTTAGCCAAGGTGTAGAGGCGACCTGAGAATAGGTGGTCTCTAAGAACGCGGCGGTTTTGAGCTTGTTCCTGTCCTTTGTAGGGTTTCTGCGGGCAGGTGAGCTTAACACTCGTGAGTTCTTGGGTTTGCTTGGAATTCATTTTTGGTTTGGAGTTTGAGGGTTTGGAAGCTTTAGTGTAAAATTGAAGTTGTTCTGCATAAATTTAAAAGTAAGTTAAAAAGAACCAGTAGAAGATTAATAAAGTCGCCTGGATTCGAAGCTTTATATGCTTTCGCCATTTGAGTGATCCTAAGTCGAACTCTCACTACAAATATCGTTGGCTACGCACGTATACCGTTGGGACAGTTTCCATATTTATTTCATGAGAAAGGTACGAGCCACAACCACATTTGGTATCGAACACCTGTACGTGTTTTTCGCCAATGTATCTCCATGAAGGAGCTTAACCCAAAAGTTATTCTGTTGCCAGAACTATTTGAGATGCAGTTATTGTGACGATCCCAGCTACGACTCAATCCGTAAATGTTTCTTGCAGTCTTACAACCAATGGGAAGAAAAGAAGAGTAAGATTGTTTTTGCGAAGATTTTTAGTATTTTATTGTTAGGGAAAGTAGTAAAAAGATAGAGGTAGATTTGGGAAGGGAGACTTAAAAGTTTAAGTCTACAGTTGTTTGGGTGTTTGTGTGGGTGTTTTGAGATAGATACTTGTAAATACCTAAATAGAGGGTGTAGATGTCTTGTCATTCTAACGAAGTAGTTGTAACTCTCATGGAGTGTCGACGTACTTAATAGTAAGTACAAAAGTCAGTCTCTAGGTAGGTCAAATTAAGGTCCGGGTCTCCCCGGCCCCC